TGCCTACCGTGATGGACAACTTAGACTGCCCGTACCTGGGCCTGTTAGATAATTTTTTAGGAGCAAAAAATGGCAATTACCCAAGGAATGTGCACTAGTTTTAAAGTTCAACTTTTAAACGCTGGGCAAAACTTTTCTTCAAACACTTTTAAGATCGCTTTGTACACAAGTACAGCAACTTTAGGTGAAGGCACAACAGCTTACTCAGCAACTAACGAAGTACCTTCAACAGGTAACTACACTGCTGGTGGAAATACTTTATCGGTTAGCGTAACCCCAACATCAACTGGCAACGTAGCTTTCTTGTCATTTGCTAATACTACTTGGGCTAACGCAACTATTACTGCTAATGGCGCTTTAATCTACAACAACACAAACGGTAATTCGGCTGTTGCTGTATTGGCCTTTGGTGGTGACAAGACTTCTACTAACGGTACTTTTGCTATTAACTTCCCAACTGCTGATTCTACTAGTGCAATTATTCGCTTGACCGCTTCGTAATCAGTTAATTAGGGAGGCCGTATGGCTTTAGTTCTACAAGATAGAGTAAGTGTAAACAGCACTGGGTCTGGCACGGGTAGCCTTGTCTTGGGTAGCGCATACCCAGGATTTCGCACGTTTGCTTCGTGCATACCTGATGGGTCTTTGGTTTACTACACCATCGCTAACCAGTCCATTGGGTATGATACCGAGTGGGAAGTTGGTTATGGTACTTATGTACTAAGTACCAACACGTTACAAAGAAATACAGGTAACTCTGCTACTTCTGGTATTTACTCATCTTCAAATGCTAATGCCTACGTAAACTTTACTGCTGGGACTAATGGCTTACAGGTATTTATTACCTATCCTTCAGAGCAAGCTGTATACCAACAACCAGATGGTATTACCGAGTTTAACGAAGGTCCTATTTCTGTAGTTGGCGCTAACGCTACGGCTGGTACTTTTAGTGCTACTCTAGCTCAATTTACTTCTAACGAGCCTGGGTTTTCACAACTTTATATTCAGAACCAAAGTAATGATGCTAATGCTTCTTCTGATATAACTGCCTATAACAACTTAGGCGATGGTACTAATTACTTTGTTGATATGGGTATGGCTAGTTCTACCTATAACGACGCTACTTACCCAATATTTCAAGCAAACGATGCTTATTTATATAACGCTGGTAATACAGCGGGCACAGGCGCAGCGGGTGATATATCTCGTTTACTAGTTGGTACAAGCACAGCAAATAGTAACGTGGTTATTTTTGGTGGAAGCGTTAACGTAAACGCAACCATCGCTACTTTTGTAGCTTCTACTAAAGATGTTAACTTTGCTAACAACATCAGCGTTACAAGTAACGTAACAGCCAACAACGCTCAGTTTACAAACTTTGTTTACTCTGGAGCTAACCTATCTAACGCTTCAAACAGCACAGTTTTAGTAACTCAGGCGTATGTAGACTCTGCTGTAGCCACAGGTTTTACAGTTCATACTCCAGTTGATTTAGCTACTACTGCAGCGCTATCTGGAACTCCAACTTATAACAATGGCGTTGCTGGTGTTGGTGCAACTCTAACCGCTGCTGGTGTAGGAACACTATCTGTTGATGGTCAAAATGCTGCCTCTGGTTTCCGTATATTAGTTCAGTCACAAGCTAACGCTGCTCATAACGGTGTGTATTCTGTTACTGTTGAAGGTACTGGCGGAACTCCATATGTACTAACCCGTTCAGCTGACTTTAACCAAGCAGTTGCTGGTGAGATTGCTAACAACGCTTATTTCTTTGTAGATAGTGGTGATACTTTAATTGGACACTCATTTGTTCTTTCTCAGTTAGCTGCTATTACTGTAGGTTCTACAGATCTTCCATTTACTAATTTTGCTTCTCAGCTTGTTTATACAGGCACAGCACCGATTAACGTATCTGGTCAGACTATTTCCTTGACTGGTATTGTTCCTGTAGCTAATGGCGGCACAAATTTATCTAGCTACACAACTGGTGATACAATTTACGCTAGTTCAGCTAACGTTTTAAGTACTCGTGCTATTGGCGCTTCAAACACTGTTTTGGTATCTAACGGCTCTGTTCCTGATTGGGGTACTGTAGCTCTTGGTTCAGCTAGTGCAGTTTCTGGTACTTTAGGACCAACTAATGGTGGTACTGGTCAATCTAGCTATGTTCTTGGCGACATCATTTATTCTGATGCTACTAATAGTCTTGCTAAGTTAGCTGGTCAAACTACGACTACTCAGAAGTTTTTAAGCCAAACTGGTACTGGTACAACTTCTGGCGCTCCTTCTTGGAGTACTGTTCCTGCTTCTAGCGTTACTGGATTAGCTCCTTCTGCTACAACGGATACCTCAAATGCCTCTAACATTACTTCTGGTACCTTACCTACTGGGCGTATTAGTGGGTCTTATACTGGCCTTACTGGTGTTGGCACACTTACAGCAGGTACATGGACTGCAAACGTTATCGGTGCTTCGTATGGTGGTACTGGCGTGGCTGGTACGATTACGGGCATCCCTTATGCAAATGGTATTGGCGCTTATACAGCGGCTTCGGCAGCGAACGTAGTTACCCTACTTGGGTCTACTGCAGTTGCTAATGCCACTTATGCAGTAAGTTCTGGTTCTGCGGGTACTGCTACTACAGCGACTAATATTGCTGGTGGCGCTGCGGGTTCTATTCCTTACCAAACAGGTGCTGGCGCTACTTCATTGTTGGCTACAGGCACAGGTGTATTGGTTGGTGGTACAACCCCAGCTTACACAACCACACCTACCCTAACAGGTACAAACTTTAGTGGTATCCCAAATAGTGCTTTAACTAATAGCGCTGTTACTGTAACCGCTGGTACTGGGCTGTCTGGTGGTGGTTCAATCTCTTTGGGTGGTTCAGCAACGTTAAACCTTGCCAATACATCGGTAACTGCGGGTTCATATACTTCAGCTAATATCACTATTGATGCACAAGGTCGTATTACTACAGCCGCAAATGGTTTAGCAGGTACAACACTTACCAATGACACAACAACTAATGGAACTTATTATCCTTGGTTAACTACATCTACTAGCGGTACTGTAACTACTGCTAACGTATCTAGTACTAAGTTATCGTTTAACCCATCTACTGGTACTTTAAGCGCAACTTCATTTAGTGGTTCGGGGGCGAGCTTAACTAGTGTTGTTAACTCTGCTACGGCAGGTACAGGCATTTCAGTATCGGGTTCTACAGGCGCAGTTACGTTTACAAACACGGGCGTAACTTCAGCAGTTGCTGGTACAGGAGTTTCAGTATCTGGCGCTACTGGTGCGGTTACATTTAGTATTGGTCAAGCAGTAGCTACATCTTCTAACGTTCAATTTAACTCATTAGGCGTAGGTACCGCTGGTTCTGCTACTGCTGGTGAGATTCGTGCTACTAACAACATTACTGCTTACTACTCTTCTGATGCTCGTTTAAAAGAGAATGTACAAGATATTAAAAATGCTCTTGAAATTGCTGTAGCTATTGGTAGCAAAACCTTTGAATGGACAGATGCTTACCTTGAGGCTCATGGTGGCGAAGACGGTTATTTTGTCCAAAAATCAGATTTTGGTGTAATTGCCCAAGATGTTCAAAAAGTATTCCCAATAGCCGTTAGAATTCGTGAAGATGGCACATTAGCCGTTGACTACGAAAAATTAGGAACTTTAGCCTTTGCTGCATTAGGAGAATTATTAAAACGTGTTGAAGCTCTAGAGGCTAAATAATGTTTGCAGGGTTTCCCTTCGCAGGTGCACCGTTTGCCTCTACAGGGGAAGTTTCGCTTGGCGTTAGTGTTGATGTTACTGGAGTTAGTTCTGTAGCTAGACTTGGTACTGTAACTTTAGAAACTCAAAACTTTATTGGGGTTACTGGGGTTACTGCAGTTGGTCAGGTTGGAACTGTAGGAACAGTAGCAACAGCAAATATAAATCCAACTGGGGTTTATGCAGTTGGTCGAGTTGGTACAGTTTTAGTAGTTACAAACGTAGAGTTTAGTGTTACTGGAGTATCTGCTAGAGGATTCCTAGGTAATGTAGAGGTTAATGCTGGTACAGATAACACCGTAACAGGAGTTTACTCTCCAGTTTTATTAGGTCAGATAAGCCTAGTAACTAATAACTTTATTAATGTAACAGGCGTAACTGCCGTAGCTGTTTTAGGTAATACAACCGAAACTTCTGGCAGTGCTGTAATTAACTTAACAGGTGTTAAAGCAGTTGGTAGAATAGGTACTGTAGTAGTAACAGCGGACACTATTAACAATGTTTTAGGTGTTAAAGCTGTAGTAAGGTTAAATAAACAAAACGTTTGGGGGTTAGTAGATACTGCTCAGACTCCAAATTGGTCTAAAGTTTTAGTGCCACAAGGTGTAGACGGCTAAAGGTAAATTATGACAACATATTCAACTAATTTAAAACTTACCCTTATTGGGGACGGACAAGAATCTGGTACGTGGGGGCAAACCACTAACACCAACTTTGGAAGTTTACTTGAACAGGCTATTACAGGTTATGTCAGTATAGACATGGCAAATGCAAACGTTACTCTTACTAGCTTAAACGGAACGTTAGACCAAGCAAGAAACGCAGTTATTGAACTTACTGGCACAAATGCTGCAGTGCGGGATGTTATACCTCCCGTAGTTGAAAAGCTATATACAATTTTTAATAACACTACTGGCGGTTATGCAATCCGTGTTATTGGCGCAACAGGTACTGGAGTAACCATACCTAATGGTATTACTGCTCTTGTTTACTGCAATGGTACTAATTTTGTTTCTGGTTTAAATGGAAGCACAGGCTCATTTACTATTAATGGAACGGCTACTGCAGCAAACGTTGTTTCTACTGGAAACGTAACAGCTACTACTAACGTAACAGCCACTTCTTATTTGCTTGGTAATAATGCCACTATTACTAACACCTTAAATTCAGCAAATATTGCTGCTACTTCGTTGTTTGCCACTACTTCTAATGCAACTACATTTAACGGCACAACAGCCAATGTAACTACAGTAAACACTACTACGGCAAATGCTACTACAGTAACAATAGGTGGGTTTAATATTACAGCAAATGCTACTGCGTTGCAGTTTAAATATGGATCTACTGTAGTAATGTCTATGGATTCAACAGGTAACTTAATTTCTGCAACTAATATAACTGCTTATGGAACTCCGTAATGAAAAATAATATTGACTTTATCTACGAGTATTCAGATTTAAACCTTTTTCAAACAAGGGTAAAAATTCTGACTGGCGTTTATGCTGACATTATTCTTGAGTTTGGTGGATCAATGCTTGCTCAAATGGGGTCAGAAAATACTTTTACTTTTGAATATACTTTATATCAATTACCCAAACAATTTGATCATGCAAAATTAAGAGCTAATCCTGCTTTTAATGAATTTTTAGCTTATTTACTTGTTGATATAGTTGATTCTAGAAATAATGATTTACAAGAAAAAATAAAATTAGAAGAAGCGGCTAGTAGCGATGGAAAAATTGGATCAGCTATTGAAATTGATGATAAATGGTATCCAAATGGACATCCAAAATTAATGGATAAAAGCCAACCAAAAACAAGTTTGGGGGATTTTTAAATGCCACTTAATTCATCTGGACCAATAAGTTTAGGCGGTGCAACAGTTGGGCAATCTGTTAATTTAGAACTTGGTTTTGCTGCAACCGCAACAATTACAATGAACACCACTGCTGTAAGAACTTTGGCTGGTTTCCCCACTGCTGGAACACAATATTCCATGTCTAATTTTTATGGAAAATCAAACAGACCCACTGCAAGCTTTACATATACTACAAGCACTCAAAATGCAGCATTGAACGTAGGTTCATTGTCTGGTTATTCTGCTGGAACAACAGATATTACTGTAACGGTTAATGCTGGTATTTATTTATGGGCTTCTACTACTGCAAATTATGGACTAACTCTTACTGGGGGAACTACTGGTGATACTGTAAAACTTGTCAATAATGGCTACATTATGGGCCGAGGCGGTAACGGAAGAACTAATACTGGTGGTGACAATGCTGGGCTTGCCGCATTAAATGTAGGAATTGGTGTAAGTACCATTACTATTGATAACACCAATGCTTCTGCCTATATTGGTGGCGGTGGTGGTGGTGGCTGTTGTGGCAATAATGGTCCTATTGGTGGTGGCGGTGCTGGTGGCGGTAACTCTGGTGGTAATGGCGGAGCAATCGGAGCAACTGGAAATAATGGCAATGTAAGTCGCTGTTGCGGTAATGGAACCTGTAGAAGTAATGGCGGTGGAGGAGGTCGTATATTCCCTGGCAATGGCGGCTCTGGTACTAGTGGCGGTGCTGGTGGTAGAGGTGGCGGTGCTGGTGGCGGTGGCGGTGGAGATTGCGGAACCTCTGGTGCAAGTGGTGGGGCAGGATCTGCGGCAGGTGGAAATATTGGTACAGGCATTCAAGCAGGCTCTGGTGGTGGTGGTTGGGGTGCCAGCGGTGGTAACAATGCTCAATTCTGTTTTAGTGGGGGTGCTGGTGGTAAAGCCGTAAACTTAAATGGAAAATCCGTTACTTGGGTATCAGGAAATACAACTAGAGTGTGGGGTACTGTATCATGATTTATAAAGTTCCTAATTTTGCTATAGCAAAACCAAACTATGTTTGCCCTGATCAAGCAACAGTTGATGAAGGAATTGCATACGGATATGTAGGTAATTTTTCTATCGGAACATCAACAGATGCGGATGCTTTTCTTGCACAAAACCAACAGGATTGGCTAACTGCTTGTGCAGACCGTTTTTCTGTGTGCAAAGACATTGATCCTGATCCAATCCAAACTACTTGGGTTCTTTGTAATTTAAATACAGAATTGCCAAACACTGACCAACCTTATGAAGTATTTAATACTATGCAGGGAATTTATCAAAATGCAGTAGGTCTTGATAATGCAAAACAATTACTTGCTCAAACCCAACAAGAATTTATAAATTCTAGTGGCATGGGACAATACTATGTTTTTGACCACTTTACACCATTACCACCACCTCCAACTGAAGGGTTACAAACACTATGACTTATGAAAGTGTAGTAGAAAGAATAAGTCCAACCCATTTTTTTACTTATGATGGAGCAACTTTAAGTATTTTTCATGCTAATAAAGGTCAAGGACTACCGAAACACGATCATAATTTTGCTCACGCTACTATGTGCATGGCTGGTTCCTGCTGGATTCGTAAAGAAGGTAAGGAAGTTTTAATAAACAAAAACACGCAACCGTTCAATTTGGTTGCAAATGAATGGCATGAAATTGAAGCAGCTGAAGACGGAACGGTGTTCTGCAATTTATTTGCAGAGGGGAAGTATTAATGGAAAATTTTATTGGCATTTATGAAAATGCTTTCTCTAAAGAATTTTGCAATACAACAATAAATTATTTTAACGCAATGCAAAATGCTGGATTTACAAAAAATAGACAGCAAACACAAAAGGGTATTTTAAAAATAGAAAAAGATGATGATTCTTTTTATGGGCATGCTGTAGAGTCTATGAATTTTAACAATTCAGGATTAATGCAAGAGTTTAACGATGTTTTTTGGAAAATTTACACAGAACAATATGCTAATGAGTTTTCAGTTTTAAATAATAGTGAAAAACATAATAATTATTCTTTTAAAATCCAAAAAACAAAAATTGGTGGGGGGTACCATGTTTGGCACTATGAATCATGTGCAAGACATAATTGCCATAGATTGCTTGTATGGACTGTCTATTTAAATGATGTAGAAGAAGGTGGAGAAACAGAATTTTTATACCTTCATAAAAGAATTAAAGCAAAACAAGGAACACTTTGCATTTTCCCTGCGGCTTTTACTCATACTCATCGTGGTAATCCGCCTATAAGTAATGAAAAATATATTGTTACTGGCTGGACAGAATTTTAAGGAAGATACTAATGATTAAAGAAATTGCAGATGCTAAATTAGACGACGGTTCTATTTTGTGCCGTCATACTATTGAAATTTACTGTCCTAGCTGCAGCCGTGATGTAGACGAAGCCGAACTAGCTGCTAAAACCTGCGCTGATTGCGGTTTTGATTTATCAACCCCAGAACAGCACGTAGCTATCGTAGTGGCTAATCTATCTTCTGGTGGGGCAACGCTCTGATGTATGCCAGATCCATTTGGTATATCGGAGGGAGCAAAAGCTTTTAGTGGGAGCCTTGATGCAAGTCGTGAGGCTAGTAAAAGCCTATCCAAAAGTATTGAAGGTGTACAGCAAGATGCGGTAGATGTAGCCCAAAAGAAAGCTCAAGAAAGACGTAGAGCGGCTAGGGAAGCAGAGTTAAAGAAGGAACGAGCGCTGGTTAAAGCGCTTGAAGAGTGGAAGCGAAAGAAGCAAATCTCCGATGAGGAGGCAAACTTAAAGATCAAGTTTGTTAAGCAGTATGGTGCTAAAGAGTGGGATTCGGTATTAAAGATTAAGCTGGATATTGAAAACATTGAACGCAAGGCCAATGAAGAGTTTCAGCATGATTTGAAAGAAGTAAGACGGGTGCAGTTCTATTGTTTTGTTGCTGCGTTGATTGTTACCCTATGGCTTAAGTTTATTTTAGGAGTTATTTAATGTTTGGTGTAGACGATATTATTAGCGTAGGCATGAAAATTCTGGATAAAGTTATTCCTGATCCTGCAGCCAAAGCAGAAGCCCAGGCAAAACTGCTAGAAATACAACAACAAGGTAGGTTGGCAGAGTTACAGGCTGATACAGCGGAACAACAAGAATTGTCAAAGCGACAAGCAGCAGACATGGCATCAGATAGTTGGCTTTCTAAAAATATTAGACCAATGACTCTTATTGCCATTCTAGCTGGCTATTTTATTTTTGCCATGATGTCCGCTTTTAATATGGAAACTAACTCCAAATACGTAGAATTACTAGGGCAGTGGGGCATGCTCATAATGAGCTTTTACTTTGGTGGGCGTACCCTTGAGAAGATCATTGATATGAAAGCTAGGGATGGAAAATAAGTTAAGTGCGTGGGTTACTTTGGCGGTAACCATTACTTTGTGCGTAGTTGTGGTAGGTATGGTAGGTACGCTATTGGCAGCTATTCTTGATCCAACTATTCCAAACGACCCTATTTTGGCTATTATTGCCCCTGCGTTTAATATGATTATTGGCGGGTTTATTGGTCTTATAACAGGTATTCACATGGCACAAGGAGAAAATGATGAGTCTAAGTGAACACTTTACGCTAGAAGAACTTACACACACTGACCACCGTGAGTTTGATAACACCCCTAACGAAGCCGAAACTGCCAATCTTCAACGTTTGGCAACTTTTTTAGAAGAAGTTAAAACTGTATTAGGTGGCAAGCCAATTATGGTTAACTCTGCATTTCGTTGTAAAGCCGTGAATGATGCCGTTGGAAGCAAAGACTCCTCACAACACCGCATTGGTTGCGCTGCCGACATTAGAGTTCCAGGTATGACCCCAGATGAAGTAGTCAAAGCTGTGATTGCTTCTGGTATTGGGTATGACCAAATTATTCGTGAGTTTGACCGTTGGACACATATCTCAGTTCCTAATACAAAAGACATGACACCAAGACGACAAGCCCTTATCATTGACAAATCAGGAACACGTCAATACGTCTAAGGGTAAACCCGCATGCCATTACAAAAACTACAATTTAGACCAGGACTTAACCGAGAAGGTACTGATTACGCCAACGAAGGCGGTTGGTATGACGGGGATAAAATTCGTTTTCGTTCTGGCTTTCCTGAAAAAATTGGTGGCTGGACACGGCTTTCAAACGATCAATATTTAGGCATAGCTCGTTCTTTATGGAACTGGGCTACTTTAAATAACTCTAACTTACTTGGTGTTGGCACAAACATTAAGTACTATATAGAACAGGGTGGTAGTTACAGTGATGTAACCCCTTTTTCAACTATTCAAACAACTCTAGGTGCTGCTCCTGGACCTTTTACTGCTACTACTGGTTCAGCCACTATTACTGTTACTGATGGCACTTACAACCCTGCTGTAGGAGATTATGTAGTATTTTCTGGTGCTACTAGCCTAGGTGGAAACATTACCGCTGCAGTATTAAACCAAGAATATGTTGTTGCTACAGTACCAAGTTCTACTACATTTACCATTGAAGCAAAAAGTGCAACAACAGGATTGCCTGTATTGGCTAATGCTTCTGATACGGCTAAAGGCGGTGCAACTGTAACTGCGTCATTTGAAGTTCCTATTGGTTTAGAAACCTATTCTATTGGTACGGGTTGGGGAACTGGACCTTGGGGTCGTGGTGGCTGGGGTTCTGCATATACAACTGGCGGTATTGGGCAACAACTTCGTCTTTGGTCTAATGACAATTATGGCGAGTATTTATTTATTGCGCCTCGTGGGGGCGCTGTTTATTACTGGATACCGCAAGGTCAAACATACCCAAGCACTACCCCTGGAGGTCTTACTACTAGAGCACAGTCTTTAGCTACGGAATCAACAGCCGCAGGGTTCTCAGGACAGTTTGTACCAAACCAAACAAACCAAGTTTTATCCTCGGCAATTCAGCGGTTTATCATTTGTATGGGGGCTAATTCTTATGACCCAGCAGATCCTGAAACACCATTTGACCCTATGCTTGTACGCTGGTCAGACCAAGAAAACCCTTACGAATGGGTACCAGAAGTAACTAATCAAGCTGGTGAGTTCCGTTTATCTAATGGTTCTTACATCATGCAAGCCCGTGCAACTCGCCAAGAGATTTTGGTTTGGACTGATTCTGCCTTGTATTCCATGCAGTATTTAGGGCCTCCCTATGTTTGGGGCTTTAATATCCTGATGGATAACATATCTGTTATGTCTCCTAACTCCATGATTACGATTAATAACGTAACTTATTGGATGGGTGTAGATAAGTTTTATATGTATTCTGGTCGAGTAGAAACATTACCTTGTTCACTACGCCAGTACATTTTTAACGATATTAATAAAGACCAAGCATTTCAAGTATTTTGTGGGGGCAATGAGGCTTACAACGAAGTTTGGTGGTTCTACTGCTCTACTAACTCAAATCAAGTGGATAGATATGTTATTTACAACTACCTTGACCGTGTATGGTATTACGGCACTATGGCTCGCTCAGCTTGGCTTGACTCAGGACTTAGACAATACCCAATGGCAGCCAATTACGAGAATCGCATTCTGTACCACGAAAGCGCAGTTGACGACGTGTCTGGCTTAACCCCAGTACCTATTGAGTCCTATGTCCAATCTTCTGACTTTGATATTGGGGATGGGCATAACTTTGGGTTTGTGTGGCGTATCCTACCAGACGTTAACTTTAACGGCTCTAACGTTAATAATCCTCAAGTAACTATGACAATTAAACCTCGGCAAAACTCAGGTACACCTTATGGACAGGCAGATAACCCCGCTGTAGTCAGTGCTGATAACTATGGTGCTTCGTCTGTGTACAACGTACAAGAGTTTACTGGTCAGGTTTATACCCGCTTGCGTGGAAGACAGTTAGCGTTCCGTATTGAATCAACTACTCTAGGTGTATCTTGGCAGTTAGGTAGCCCACGTATGGATATTCGCCCAGATGGACGCAGATAATGGCAATTAAAAATGCCCCACTAAGAGCTACAAAAGCGCCTAACTTACCAGTTGGGCCAGTAGACTATGACCAGCGTTTTATAGACCAGCTAACCAACGTTATGCGTCTTTATTTTTCACAGGTAGATAACTTTACCCAAGCCGTTGCTATACCCCTTTCTGGTACAACTGCCAATAGACCATTAGATAACGTACAAGCACCGATACCCATAGGGCAGTTCTATTTTGACACCACTCTTGGGTACCCTATTTGGTACAACGGAACCGTATGGAAAAACGCTAGTGGGACAACAGTTTAAATGATAAACTTCAACAAATACGTATTTAAGGAGGCCATATGGCTGGTGGTGGCGTAGGCGAGGCAATGTTAATCGGAGCCGCAGTAGGTGCTACTGCTGGCGGGGCTGGTGCAGCTATTCAAGGCGGAGACCCTCTTAAAGGGGCTTTAACTGGTGGCGCTATGGGCGCTGTTGGTGGTGGTATTGGTGGGGCTTTGGCAGCCCCCGCTGCTACTACTGCAGGTGGTATTGGAGCTGGAACTACGGCTGGGGCTACTACTGTTGGGGCTGGAACCACTGCTGCTGGTACTACTGCGGGTCTTGGTGGCGCTGCAGGTACAGGTATGACTACTAGTTTTGTTCCAGCTACTCAAGCTAGCCTTTTTGGTGCTGGGTCACAAGGTGTTGCTGGGGCTACTCAACTAGGTGCGGGTATTGGTGGAGCTAGTACAGCTGGTGGGTTTGGCTTAACTGCACCTACTACGGCTGCTACTATTGGAGGTACTACTGGTGGAACTACTGGCGGTGTAACTGGCGCTACTGCTGGTAACTTTACTGGTATGGCGCCAGCGTTATCTAATACCCAGTTAGGTATGACTGCGGCTACTACAGGTCTAGCTGGTGCTATGCAAGCCGAAAGAGATCAATATAAGATGCCTTCTGGGACTACTTATTCTGGCGGCAATCTAAATAAACTAAAGTACGATCCAGATAAATTTACTGCATCTGAACCTACTTATGCTCCTGAAAGCGTTTATCGCCCTACCTATGCGGCTGAAGGTGGCATTATGAAGTTAGCCCAAGGGGGTATGTCTACTAGCCCTGTAGAGCGAATGAGTCAAAATATGATGGGTGGGCAAGGCAATATGTTCCCACTAAGCCAACAAGAACATACAAATTTTGCTACACCAACTCAGATGCCTGCTTCCGCAGAAGTAATTCGTTCAGATTACGATACAAAAACTAATCCATATACTGGCGTAATGATGGCTTCTGGCGGTATTGCTCGTTTTGATGGTGGCGGTTTAGGTAGTTTAGCTACGGGTATGCCTAGCGGTGCGGGTGCAGGAGCACAAGCAATGATGGATCAAGGTATTGCGGCTTTAGGTCAAGCAGGTAAAAAACGCATGCTTACTAAAGAACAGATGGACGCTATTGCCCTGCAAGGTATGACTAAAGCTGGTTTACAAGATGTTTATGGTCAAATGGCTGAGCAAAATTTATCTGCTGGCGGTCATTTAGGAGGTTACTCTGATGGCGGTCGGATGCTCAAAGGTCCTGGCGACGGCATGTCGGACAATATTCCAGCTAGTATTGCGGGTAAGCAACCAGCCCGACTTGCTGATGGCGAGTTTGTTATCCCTGCTGATGTTGTTTCTCATTTGGGTAATGGTTCGACTGACGCTGGCGCTAAACAGCTTTACGCAATGATGAACCGAGTACGGAAAGCCCGCACAGGTAATCCAAAACAAGGTAAACAGATTAAACCAGCTAAATACATGGCTGCTTAATGAAGTTGACAGTTCAACTAGTAGGTACTCAGTATGTCCATCAGACATGGCCTTTAGTTGAAGAATTGTTTGAAAAAGCTAATAAGCACGATACGGGAGACTATACGTTAGATCAGATAAAAGGTTTACTGGCTAACGGTTCCTGGGTATTATTAGTAGCAATAGATGAGGAGAACACTATACATGGTGCCGCATCCGTTAGTTTTTATAATATGCCTAATTATCGGGTTGGATTTATTACTGCAATGGCTGGTAAAGCGATTGTGAATGAAGATGTTTATGAGCAGGTTTGTAGCTTTATAAAGGCGAATGGGGCTACAAGAGTTCAGTGCGCTGCTAGGGAATCTGCAGCCAGACTGTATAAGCAGGTTGGTATGATTGAGCGCCACATTATTATGGAAACTAAGCTATGAGCTTTCTAAAATCTAAACACAGCGGTTGGACTTGGGACTTAAAACGCACTCCTTTTATGGGTGGCGGTGGTGGTGGTCAATCAGGCCCAACTCAGACAAACGTACAAAATACCAATATCCCTGAGTATGCTCGTCCTTATGTTGAGACAATGCTTGGTACTGCCCAACAGCAGATTTATAACTATGACCCAAGTGGTAACGTATCAGGTTTTAAACCATACACACCTTATGGCGCAACTGTAGACCCAACTACTGGCGCTATTACTAATACCGCTCAAGAACAAGCAAATGCAGCCGTAGCTCCGTTTAGTCCTTTGCAACAAATGTCTTTCTACAATGCTGCTAATTTAGGTCTTCCTGGTCAGTACAACACAGGTACAGGTTACGCCGCTTTAGGTGGTATTGGTGCAGCTAACGTAGCTAATCGTGCTTCAGAAGTTGGTAATCAATACAACATGATGGCAACAAACCCATACGCTACCCAAGCATTTATGTCGCCTTATGTCCAGTCTGCACTTCAACCACAACTTCAAGAAATGCAACGTCAGTACGATATTACTGGACAGCAAGAAAGAGGTAAAGCTACTGCCGCTGGTGCTTTTGGTGGCACTCGTAATGCGTTAATGCAAGCTGAAAACCAACGTAATAAGAACATGGCTATGAACCAAGCGATTGGTTCTGGTTATCAAAATGCTTTCCAAGCTGCTCAACAAGCTCAGCAATATGGTGCTAACTTAGGTCTTCAAGGTTACAACACAGCCCTCCAAGGTACAGGTCAGTTAACTGGCGCTGGTACTGCTATGGCTAATATCGGCTCTCAGCAGTTGCAGGGACAGCAGGGTATTTTGAATCTGCAAAATCAAATGGGTTCACAGATGCAGACCCAAGAGCAGAACAAGATCAATCAGGCTATCCAGAACTACGCTATGCAGCAACAGTACCCAATGCAGCAGTTGTCTACTATGTCTGGTTTGCTACGTGGTTTGCCTTTGCAATCGGCTACTACACAGTCTTATCAGGCTGCTCCATCTGCTATTTCACAGCTATCAGGTCTTGGTTTAACTGGCGCTGCAGCATATGGCATGATGAAAAAAGAAGGCGGTGTCATTAAGTCTTATGCGCAAGGTGGCAATGTAAACATGGACCCAGATGGTGTCAATGAAGATAACCCGCAAGGTTTTGTAAGCGGGGGTATTGCACAACAAATTACTAATAGAGTACGTAATAACCCTGATGGTTACTCTAAAGATACTATTAATAGAGGTACTAAAAACGATCTTGTAGATGACATCGTAGGTCTTGCCGCTATCCAAGAAAAAAATAATGCTGAGAAACAACGTTTAGCTGCAGCTGCTATGGCGCAAGGTACCCCTCCTACAATCAAAGATCAGATCTTAGCCGAACGTGCTGCACTGGAACAACAACGCCAGCAAGGTATTGAGATGGCTCAAAGTAACCTACCTACTGAATATGCTGGTGGCGGTATTATTGCATTTGATGATGGGGGTGAGGTTGAGCACTTTGACGAAGGTGGAAGTGCATTTAGCGAAGACTTAGGTAGATTAAAAGATTGGTATAAAGGGAAAGTCGCTGCATCTGTTAAAGGTATTACAGAGCCAATGCAAGACGTTAAAAATTATTTTACAGTCCCACGTCAATCTCCTAGGGACGCTGATGCACAGCCAGGCGGTTTTTACCAAACTGGTACTAATCAGCCAGCCGCAGCCCCAACCGCTCCTACTAACGACTTAACCGTTATACGTGATAACAAAGGACCAGGTACTAAGCCAAGTTCTTTATTAGAAAATGTTACTGGTGGTCCAGAGCAAAAGACTGACACAGGCGGCATTGACGAAATCATTAAGCAAGCAGTGGGTGATATTAAAGGTCTTTCTAAAGACAATGCAGAAGCTCGTAAACAAGCTAAGTTAATGGGCATGCTCCAAGCTGGTCTTGGTATTATGGGTGGCACTTCTCCATTTGCTGCGGCTAACTTCAAAGGTGCTATGCCTGGTATTCAAGCCTACCAAGAAGAAATGCGTGGTATTCGCAGTGATGAAGCTAAACAGATTGGGCAGCTTGCTGCACTCAATCTTAAAGGTGCGGAACTTAAACAAGAACTTAAGAAGTTGGGTATTACTGAAGCACATTACCGTGACCAAGCAAAATTGCTTGCGGCTCAAGCCAACTACTACAATCAACGTGGTGCTGGTATAGGTGGTATAGGCGGGGCTATTAGTAGCCCTACTGCTCTTAAAATGCGCCAAGATTACAAAGGATACCTCGCTAATCCAACTAGCTCCCCCGTATTTAGTTCTTTAGATAAGCAGACACAGAAGTTTTTAACTAAAGCCGATCCTAGCAGCGCATCATATCAGCAGGCTTACCAAGTATTTAAAAACAAACTAGATAATGATTTTATGAGTGACGTACAATTTATGAGGGCTGTCGGCAATAAACGCTCTGATCTCTCAAGCCTAGAATAAAAGGACAGGTATGGCACGGGTTAATATTCCAGGAGTAGGTCCTGTAGATTTTGCTGATTCATTGTCCGATGCGGATATTTTAGCTAGAGCACGTGCTATCCAAGCTCAAGCCGCAGGACCGAAGTATGACGCTAGAGATTTACCTGCCTCTGAACTAATAAAGGGTGGTTTCTCCCGTGGTATAGAAGGTCTTAAAGGTACAGCCTTTGATTTACTTCCAGCATTAGCTGGTTCTATGATTGGTCAAAAAGACTACGCTAAAGAACAGTTAGCCGAATACAGAGACCGTATGGCTGCTGAAGAAGCAATCAATCCTACGGCTTATAAAGGTATTAAAGATATACAAGGCATCGGAGACTTTGGCGGATTCGTTGCCGAAACTGCTGGTGAACTAGCCCCTGATATTGCTTCATTCCTATTAGGCACTGGAGCTGGCACACTTGCTGGTAAAGCTATTGCTAAAAAAGGTGCAGCCGCTGCATTAAAAGAAGGATTACCTGCACACGTAGCTAAAAGACAACTAGCCGAAGAGGCAGCTACTAAATTAGAACAACGAGTTCTTGGGCAAGCTGCAGCTAAAGGTGCCAGCATTGGTAGTACGGTTGGCTTGTTTGGCTCATCTATGGCTCAGAGTATTCCTGAGACCCTCAATAGCATCT